TGTAAGTATGGGACCAGACGGATTTAATGGTGCAGTTTATGCAAATGTTACAGTAACAAATCATAGTAATGATAATACATACACATCAAATCTTGGAACACAAAACCCTGAGTTCCCAGAAGAATTTAATATTTCTGGATTAACTAGTGGTCAATCTTACACAGTTTATATAACTGCATCTCGTTCTGGATATACAAGTGCTCAAGGATCTATAACCTTTACCGCAAATGCAGTGGCTCCAACACCTGTAGCAACTCCAACAAGTCCAGTTGCTCCTGTTCCTGCAGTTGCTCCTGTTACTCCAACTGCTCAACCTAACTACTATGTTTTCACATATTATGACGGAAAATGTAACTACATAGTGTATGATTTCCTTGATAATGAAATAGGAACATACTCAACAAATCTTTGTACAAATTCTGGAACAGATGCTTCTGGGGCAACTCTTCCAAGTTGTAGTAATTCAGGTTGTGTTTCTACTACACCAGTTGCTCCTGTACCAGCACCAACACCAGCACCAACTCCTACGGTAATTGTTGCACCAGGAACAGTTTATTTATCATATTGTGATCCTCAAGGTGGGCCACAAGTTGAATCATATGCAATTAATGCAGACAACATTCTTTCTACAAATATTAATACTGCATGTGCAACATACTATGATGTCTTAAGTTACGCAGGAGCAACAAATATTCAGTGCTCTACTGCTTCATCGCCTGGAGCCCCATCATGTGGAACCGCCCCAGCACCGACACCAGTTGCTGCTCCAGTTGCTCCTGTAGCACCAGTTCCAGTACCAGTTGCGCCTACACCAGTTCCAGCAGTACAGACTTCTACAATTTATCACGCAGTATGCTTTAGTGATGGCGGTACAAGCAATGACTCAAGCACAGTTCCAAATATGCTTTATTCCGATTGTACAACTTACCGAGCATTTGTACTAAGTATTGATCCAGGAGCATCTATAAATTGTTCTGCTTCAGGGCCAGTTTCTTTACCAGGATGTGTTGCACCTACACCAGCACCAACACCTGTAGTACCTGTAGCGCCAGTTCCAGCACCAGTTGCTCCTGTAGCGCCAGTTCCAGCACCAACAGCACTAACATGTCCAAACAATGACACCTATGGAGTTACAAGTGGAGGAGTCTACAGTGGTTCTTGCCCTGATGGTTCATGTCCAGGATGTAGCAATTACCAAGAGAAGTGGTACAAGTGCTCTGATGGAAGTTCAGGAACTAAGTTCTATGTAGGTCTTGGATGTAGCACACCTGTAGCACCTGCACCTGTTGCACCTGCACCTGTTGCACCTAGCCCTGCTCCTACTGCAGCACTAGACTGTACAGCGTGTACTGGATATAGCGGACTTGCAGGAACAGAAGTACAAGACTGTTCTGATGGATGCGGAACTAGAACATTGTGTAGAACGCCTCTAGGATGTGCCAACTACTACTTAAATGAATGTCCAGGTTGTGCTGCTCCTACACCAGTTGCTCCTACACCTGCTGCTGCGACACCTACAGCGTCTTCACCAACAGCATGCGTTGCAAACTGCGTATTTGATGGTTATACCTGTAATGGATGGGCAGCAACATATACTTATATTAACTATGGATGTGGAGGAGCAAGTGCTTGCCCTCCTTATACCGATAATTTTGGTTGTGCATAAAAATGCAATATGATATACTATATTAAAAGGAGAAAAAATGCAATTTAAATTAAATGCTGAAGACGAAGTCATTGATTTTATTTATATAGAGACAGACACTGAGACAGGTTTGCCAGTAAGAGATACAGATGTTTTGGTATTTAATTCACTATCTTCTAGTCCATCTGTTGTAGAAATAACTGATTTAGAATATAATCCAGAGCAGGGCTCTATTTGGAACGGTAAAGATTTTATAGATCCAGAAAATAGAGAACCAAGACCTCTTGCTAAAAAAGATGATGGTTTTAGAAAGTTTGCATTTATTGTAGACAACGAATATAAGTTTTTCTATGGTGTTGCAGATACACCAGAAAACGGAATGAAGATTGCAATTCTTTCTAGCAATCCACAAGTTACAATTGGAGAGGAAATATAATGGAAGAGAATCTATCGCCACTGCAAAAATACAAGCAGATGCTTGGAGATACAAGACCTTGGGATGTTGTAAATCCAAATACTGAGTGGGCAGATGAAGAAGTAGCAAAAGAAAGATTTTCCATCTGTAAAGGATGTCCAGAATTAATTAAACTAACTAGTCAATGTAAAAAGTGTGGCTGCCTTATGAAAGTAAAAACAAAATTAGAAAAAGCGGTTTGCCCACTAGGAAAGTGGTAAAATGAAACCAGCATACCTGTTAAAGACAGTTTTTCCACCAGAAGAGCATTTGGCTTTACAAAATCTTGCAATGAATCTTTGGTCAACAGACAAAAGCACGTATGATAGAGGTTTTGGAAGACATCAATGGACAATTTGGGATAATACTCACGGTCCTGCAATTGAGCCATTAAGAAGATTTCACGAAATGCTTTTACCATTAGCAAGAGAAGAGTTTGAATCAGAAACTCTTGTGCCATCTTGGTGCCTATTAAGTATTTATGAGGGAAAAGAAGCAAAATTATGGAAGCATGTAGATGATAACGCTTGCACATACCATATAAACTATACAATTTTTCATAAAACACCTTGGGACTTTTATGTAGAAGGTGAAAAATTTCAGGCAGAAGAAAATGATGCAGTTATTTCTTATGGTAATGATCAGTTACATTGGAGGGAAGAATTTCCAGATCCAGAACACAATCTAGTTGCTAATGCATTCTTTTTTTATACAGAGCCAGATCATTGGTTCTTTAAGCATGGTCCACAATATCTATATACTGATATTCGTAAACCAGTTGAAGGCAAAGAAACAATAAAAGAAACTATGTAAATGAATAAATTATTCTTTCAGTTATATAATCCTACAGGTTTAATAAATCAGGTAATGAGCCTTGAGTTGGCAGCAGGGTTATCTCATGAACTAAATGTTCCAGTCATTATGCACTATGGAAGATATACAGCAGACCCAAAACTTTATTTTACTGATACAATTCCAATTTTTAGTCCAAGCAGGTTTTATAATGAACAAAGAAAAGGTTTTACAAACGATAACCAATTTCCTCACTTGCTAGACCTTATGGATTTTGATCAAAACATAATTATAATTGATGAAAAAATAGATCACTTTGAACAAGAAGAACTAGTTATTGATGATATTATGAATAATTTTTATTATAGTAATCAACCAGAAATAACTGGAGATGAGTTTCTTTTTGCAGAAGGAAGAAAAAGACTTCCACTAGATAAAACACTTCATTTAAAATTGACTCTCGGCTGGTACTCAAGATTTTTTTATAAAAGAAGTGATAGCCTAAACAAAGCAATATCTTCAGTCAGATTTAAAAAAGAGTATGTAGATTTAGCAAACAAAATATATCACTCTATCGGAGAATTTCAAGGAATGCACTTAAGATTATCGGATCACATAAAGATGTTTGAAACAAAACAAGAAATGTTTGAGTCATGGCTAGATAAATTTGCACAGAATAATCTTCCTGTAGTTTTATCAACTTGTGAGCCAGGACATAAAATGGTACAAGATAATAAGCATAGGTTTATACTGTTAGATGAATATATTGTGCATAATTTTAGAGATGAATTTATGGCTTTGCCATTTCAGGATGAAGTAGTTTTTGGACTTATATGTAACTTGGTAATGCATAATGCTACAAACTTTGTTGGAACATCTGGAAGCACATATACTGCCTATATTCATAGAAATAGAAATCAAAAAGGAATTGAGACTTGGGACTTTTTTGACAACCCACCAAAGACAACATCAACTCGTTACTCTTGGAATGGATCTTCTTTAGAGAATGGCAGAAAAATGTGGTGGAGAGAATGGCCAGAATCAAAATGTTAAAAAGAATTTTTTATAAGTTTAAAATGTGGCGTAAGTATAAAAAAATAAAAAAGGGTAAGTTTATTTACTAATGCTTTTTGATATGTTTAATCCTAGAGTTATTCCTCATATGGGTATTGATAAAACACAACCAAAAAAGGATTATTCTCATACTACTGAAATATTGGCAGGGCATTCAGAAGTACCAAGACCAGAATACAATTATAAATGGAATAGCGATAACCTAAGATCCATAGAGTTTGCGACAAAGCCACCAATAGTAGCCCTAGGTTGCTCTATAACGCTTGGCCAAGGACTTCCAGAACATCTTAGGTGGACCGACCTTCTATCTAATCGTATTGGGGTCCCTATAGGAAATATATCTTATTCTGGAGCATCTGCAAACAAGTTGGTTTCTAGTTTTTTAGGAATGATTCATCAATATCAATATAAGCCAGAGATTGTTATTGCTCATTTTGCAAACTTTGAAAGATTTTATTTTGTTAGCCCAGACGGGGAAAGAATGCAGGAGTGGTTTATTAATCATAGTGCAAAAAAAACAAAAGCATCAGCACCTTGGAACTATGAAGAGATTTTGCCATATGAGTGGGTTTATTATCAAAATCTAGATCATATTAAAATGCTAGAAGCATTCTGTGAGGCAAGCGGAATTAAACTGTACTGGTCTTCTTGGTCACACGGAATGACAGATGAACAAGAACAATTCTTAAAAGACAACTTTAGGCATTATGTTTCAGACACAACAAAGAAAGAGTTTCCAGCAGACTTTGAACTTGGTTTTGTTGCAAACAGTGTGCCTGAACTTACCAAGCATTTTGAGATGATAAATTGGCAAGGGTGCCATCATGGATGGAAAGACATGTACCCAGAAATATTTGACTATGGCTATGACTACCACAAAATTGCATATGACTATGGAAGACTAAAGGGGCCTGGAGCGCACTGGCCACACCCTGGGCTACATAAGCAGTTGCATATTTCTGAGTTTTGGGAAAAACTAATATCCTAAATATTTTAAAATAGGGATATATACTTTAAGTGAGAGAATTGTGAGATAGTATGAAAACAGCATTAGTCCTTGGAGCAGGTGGCTTTATCGGTAGCCACATGGTTAATAGACTTAAGTCAGAAGGATACTGGGTTAGAGGTGTTGATCTAAAGCATCCTGATTTTTCTAACACACAGGCAGACGAGTTCATTGAAAGAGATCTGTCCGTTTATGAAAATGTTGAAAAGGCAATTCAGTTTAAAGGATATCAAGGAAACTTTTATAGCGAAATACCATATAAGTTAATTACTAGTTTTGATGAGATTTATCAATTTGCTGCAGATATGGGTGGCGCTGGATATATATTTACTGGAGAACACGATTCCCAGATTATGGAAAACTCTGCACTTATAAACCTTAACTTGCTTAGGGCACAATCAAGACTAAACGCAAAATATGATATTAATAAAACCAAAATATTTTATTCAAGTTCTGCCTGTATGTATCCTGACTATAAGCAGTTGGATGTTAATAATCCTGGATTAAAAGAGTCTGACGCATACCCTGCCGATCCTGACAGCGAGTATGGCTGGGAAAAATTGTTTAGTGAAAGAATGTTCTTAGCCTTTAATAAAAACAACAGAATTCCCGTAGCGATTGCCAGATATCACAACATCTATGGACCAGAAGGAACTTGGGATGGTGGAAAAGAAAAGGCTCCTGCAGCAATGTGTCGAAAAGTTATACAGTCAGATGGCTTTATAGAAATTTGGGGGGATGGAGAACAAACCCGTTCATTCCTATATATAGATGAATGCATAGAAGCAACAAGAAGACTTATGAAATCAGACTTTACTGGTCCTGTTAATATTGGATCTGAAGAAATGGTTACTATCAACCAGTTGGTAGATATTGCTTGCAGTATTGAGGGCAAGGTTTTGAGCAAGATGCATATCCCTGGACCTTTGGGAGTTAGAGGAAGAAATTCTAATAATGACTTGGTAAGAGAAAAACTAGGCTGGGATTACTCAATGTCTCTTAAAGACGGAATTGAAAAAACCTACAACTGGATACTTCAGGAAACAAAAAAGAACCCCTCCTAAGAGGGGTCCTAATTTGAGATATTACTTAGGAAATTTAGCCATCCAGTATTTGGTTCTTGGAGTGATGCCCTTCCATGAGGACCAATCATCTCCACCATTTGTCATATAGTATGCAATCTCTGCATTCTTGACGGGATTGAATAGTTCAGCATTTGACTCAAGATCAAACTTAGTTCTACGGTCAGGACCAAGGTTGTCTATCATGTTAATTTGGAACATACCATAAGATGAGTCACCAGTCTTGTGGTTTCCGTTAAATGCTAATGGTCGCCCATTAGATTCTTTCTTTGCTACCGCCCAGGCAACAACAAGGTCTTTGCCCTTGAAGCCAACCAGAGACAACAGTTCCTTTAGTTCCAAATCAGTCAGAGAAACCTTATTCTCAAAACTCTCTAACTTTTTAGCCTTAGAAACCAAAAAAACCTCTTTCGAGGCGGGTTCTACTGTCTGAGCCTGTTTCAGGCTAAGATTGTTTTTCGTATCAAGATCTGGGGTAGCATTAGCAGCATTAGAAAATACACTGACAAGTGCTACGATACTGAGTGTGCTAATGATCTCTTTGTTTCTTTCGATAAATTTAATCATAGTTTCCTCCTTAGAAAACAATAACACCCTGGTAGGTGTTAC